TGCCGGCGAAGAAGAAGGCCGACAAGCCGGTCTGGGAGCGCGTCGATGCCTACGCGACGAGCCTCGACCGCATCCCGCTCGTCACCTTCTACGCCGACAAGGCCGGGTTCATGGACGGGAAGCCGCCCCTCGAGGACCTCGCCGATCTCAACATCCGGCACTGGCAGTCGACGAGCGACCAGGTGGCGATCCTCACTGCCGCCCGCTTCCCGATCCTGGCGATATCCGGCGGCGCCGACCCGTCAGGCAAGGGGATCACGATCGGGCCTTACGGCTACATCGAGCTGCCTGATAAGGACGCGAAGGCGTACTACGTGGAGCACACTGGAGCCGCCATCGCGAGCGGGGCCGAGGACCTGAAGACCGTCGAGGCCCAGATGGCGGACTACGGGGCGCAGTTCCTCAGGAAGCGGCCAGGCAACCCGACGGCCACCGCCCGCGCGCTCGACTCAGCCGAGGCCACGAGCCCGCTCCAGGACATGGTCCTTCGCTTCGCTGACGCGGTCGCCCAGGCGCTCGATCTTACGGCCCGATGGATGAGACTCCCTTCGGGCGGGTCGGTCATGCTCGCGACCGACTGGGGCCCGGAGGAAGTGGACCAGGCCGAGCTCGCCACGATCCAGCGCACGCGCGAAATGCGGGACATCTCACGGGTGGCCTACCTCGAGGAGCTCAAGCGCCGGGGCATCATGAGCGACGCGTACGATGCGGAGAAAGACGCGGCTCTCCTCGAGCAAGAGACGATGGCAGTCTTCGGGGCGCCGCCGGCGGCCGGAAGTATCGGGGACCAGAGCGCGGCGTAAGAGAGGCGACAGCCGATCATGGCCCGCAAGGAGTTCGAGGGCGAGGTCGTCCGGACCTGGATGGAGACGCCCAGCGGGCCTGACCGCCCCGGCATTCCCCGGATGACCGTCCGACTGGATGACGGCCGGGAGCTGACCGGAGACATCCCGACCGCGCTCTTCAACGAGGCGACGAGCCTCGGCAAGAAGCTCGCGGGCCGCCGCATCGCGCTTCGGGCGAACATCGAAGGTGGCAGTTTCTCCCGGGCGGTCGTTCTGAAGACCGCCGCGGCAAGGCCGATCACCGCCAACGCGCGCTTCCTCGACGCCCAGATCCGCCATGCCATCGCCGTGTCCCGGCTCTCGACCACGGAAGCGCAGGCGATCCTCGACCTCGTCGACCGGTCGGATGCGGATCTCCTCGCGAAGCTCGAAAAGCGTCTCGTGCGGGGGGAGAGCTTCAGGACGAAGCGTTGGGCCGCCCTCCGGGACGATCTCAAGGCCCTCCGTGGGGGACTCTGGACCGAGGCGCACACGACATCCCGAGATCGGCTCGTCGAGCTCGCCAAGGCCGAGCAGGATCTCGCCAAGGCGATGGTCTCGGACATCATCCCCGTCCAGTTCGACTGGGCGACGGCCCCGGTCGCGACGCTGCGCGCGATCGTCACCGCCGAGCCCTTCGCCGCCGGCCCGGACGGCGCGCGGCTCCTCTCTCAATGGTGGGAGCGCACATCCGCAGCCGATCAGCGGCGGATTCTCGAGGCGATCCAGCTCGGGATCGCGCAACAGGAGCCGATCCAGCCCATCGTGAGCCGCGTCCGAAAGGGCCTCGCGATGTCCAGGAACAACGCGGAGTCTGTTGTGAGGACGGCGGTTAACCACGTCTCCAACAAGGCACGCGAGGCGTTTTTCGGGGAGAACAGCGACCTCGCGGGCGATCTCATGTGGGTCTCGACCCTGGACGGCCGGACGACCCCGATCTGCCGGAGCCGGGATCATCACTTCGCCCCCGGCCCCGGCCGAGAGAGGGCAGCGAACACGCCGCGGCTCGACCCGCCCGGCGCGCGGCCGCCGGCGCACGTCTCCTGCCGGTCGACCATGGTGCAGGTCCTCGACGCGAGCGCGATCGCTGATCGGATGCCGGAGCGTCCCTTCGTCCGGGACACGCGGACCCGGCGCTGGCGGGAACGCGATTTCCGGGAGGAGGCCCGGGAGGCCGCTGGCCCCGCGTGGAAATCGATGGACCGCGCGCAACGCACGGCCGCCGTGCGGACGATCCGGAAGCGCTGGACGGCCGAGAACATCGGGCAGGTGCCGGGCAAGGTCAGCTACGACGACTGGCTCCGGCGGCAGCCGGAGACTTTCCAGGATGAGGTGCTTGGGCCTGGGCGCGGGAAGCTCTTCCGTGCCGGCCTCAAGATGGACAAGTTCGTTGACCGGCGGGGAGCGACCCTTACACTCGCTGAACTCAAGGAACGCTACTCGGAACTCGTAGGGGGCTAAAGTACCATGGATTGGGACTTTTCGAAGGTTTGGGACGTGATCGATCGGGTGCCGGAGGACTTCCGCGGCCTCTACACCGAGAAGGACGGGAAGCTCGTCGTCGACTCCGAGCATGCGGGGGTCAAGTCCGCAGTCTCGGCGATCATGGGTCTCCAGAAGGCCCTCGTGGCGACGCGCAAGGAGAACGGGGAGCTGCGCGGGCGCGCCGACTTGAGCTTGCTCAAAGACTACGGCGACAACCCGGCCGCCATCCTCGAGGCGTTCATCGGGAAGCTCAAAGAAGCCGGCAAGGGGAAGACCCACGAGGACCTCGACCGCCAGCTCGCGAAGATCAAGGAGGATCTGGCGAAGGCCCACGGGACCGAGACCGAGAAGCACACGAAGCGGATCGATGCCCTCCAGAAGCGGCTCTACAAGGAGCTGGTCGAGTCACGCGCGACCTCGGAGCTCGCCACCGCCGGCGCCATCGATCCCGATCTGGCCATCCCTCACGTCGTTCGCCAGGTGCGCGTGAGCGAGGAGGACGGCGACTACAAAGTTGTCGTGCTGGACGACGCCGGCGACATCCGCTACTCGCCCACGACGGGCGCGCCGATGAGCATCAAGGAGCTCGTCGCCGGCATGAAGGGCTCCGACAAGTACGGCCCGCTCTTCAAGAGCGAGGCGCCGACCGGGGGCGGGAAGCCGACCGGTGGGCCGAAGCCCGGGACGGGGTACGGCAAGCGGTCGAGGGAGGACATGACGGCCACCGAGAAGATCGCGTCCGGCCTCGGGAAGGGCCAGTACCAGCGCGGCAAGAGGGCAGGCAACGCAGGCATGTGAGAAAAGAGGACTTGCAGCCCGCTTTCGCGGAAGCGTACGGTAGAGAGCGACGATACGGTCGGCCGGTCCGTCGGGGGTGACCCCCGGAGGACGCGGCCGCCCATCGGGACGCACCGGCCCAAACGGTGATCTGAGGGTCGGTTCTCGGTTCGCAAGGTGATCTGAGAGCCGAAAGCCCCGCAGAGTTTTTCACCGGTAGCAATGGGGGTCGATGCGCGATGGCGTCAGTAACGCTCGCCGAATCGGCGAAACTCGCTCAGGACGATCTGGTCGCGGGGGTGATCGAGAACATCATCACCGTGAACCAGATGTTCGAGATCATCCCGTTCGACGGGATCGAGGGCAACTCCCTCCAGTACAACCGCGAGAACGTTCTCGGTGGCGCTGGCGTCGCGGGTGTCGGAACCGTCTACGATGACGGCACGGACACGAACCCGATCCCCGGCGAGACCGCCGGGATCAAGGCGGCAGCCACCTTCACCTCCGTCTTCTCGGGACTCACGACCATCGTGGGCGACGCCGAGGTCAACGGCCTCATCCAGGCCACCCGCTCTTCCGATGGCAACGACCAGACGGCGGTCCAGATCGCGTCCAAGGCGAAGCACTGCGGGCGGATCTGGCAGCACATGTTCATCAACGGCACGGGTGCGGCGAATCAGTTCGACGGGCTCATCAACCTCGTCGCTGCCGGACAGACCCGGACCTCGGCGACGAACGGCCAGACGCTCACACTGTCGATCCTCGACGACGTGATGTTCCTCGTCACCTCGAAGGACGGGCAGGTCGACTATTTCGCGATGAACAAGCGCGAGCTCATCGCCTACCGGGCGCTCCTGCGGGCGCTCGGCGGGGCCGCCATCATGGAGGTCGTCCAGCTTCCGTCGGGGAAGGAGATCATCGCCTACTCGGGTGTCCCCGTCCTCCGCAACGACTACATCCCGACCGACCAGACGCAGGGCACGTCTTCGGTGGCATCCACGATCTTCGCTGGCTGCTTCGACGACGGCTCCCGGTCGAACGGCATTGCCGGTCTCACGGCTTCGACCCAGGCGGGGATCAACGTCGTCGATGTGGGGGAGTCGGAG